AATTAAAACAATACGAAAATGAGTAAAGTAACACTAGGCGGAGATAGATTAGGATCAGGCAAAAAAGAAAGCGTAGAATTAAAAAACTACGAAAGAAGTACCCATGACTTAGGGTACGTATGGAGAAGTACAATGGCAAGCGGTACATTAGTACCATTCATGAGCGAAGTAGCATTACCGGGAGACACATTCGACATCGATTTAAATATCGACGTAATGACACACCCAACAATAGGACCATTATTTGGAAGCTATAAAGTACAATTAGATGTATTTCAATGTCCAATTAGACTATATAACGGAAAACTACACATGAACATGTTAAACATTGGAATGAACATGTCACAGATTAAACTACCGCAAATCGTAATGGCAGCAGATAATATAGTTAATGCTTACGATATATCAGATAATGCACAAATCAACCCGAGTAGTTTATTTAGTTACTTAAACATTAGAGGATTAGGTACACCTCAAAACGGTTCAGTAACAGAAGTAGTAAGAAAATTTAATGCAATACCTTACTTAGCATATTGGGATATATATAAGAACTATTATGCAAATAAACAAGAAGAAGTAGGTGCATATATTCACAACGAAATGTTTTATAATACAAATACAGTAAATACTGCAGTAATAGAAACATTTAACCCATCATCAACTGGGTATACAATTACATCAAACACAAATGCAACAGAACAAACAATAGTATTTGCAGGTAATGAAAAAGAAAGTTTGGAATTTATAATGAATAATAATACTGAAGTAACTGAAGAAGATTTCAAACTATACATAAATAATAAATTAGTACCAGTCAGTGATATATTCACGAACACTTCATGGGTAGGAACAACGTTAAGATGTACAAATGTAAAAGAAGAATACATAGGAATAAACACAGTAAAATACTATGATTATAAACCAGCACAAGAAAAAGAAAAACCACAAGTAAAATTCTTTGACTTAAATAACATTGACCAAATGCGTCAAGAAATTTTAGCAGACGTATTCAATCCAAACGCATTCGAAATTGTAAATACAATGGAAGCACCATATGGACCACCATTACTAAAAGGTACAAACGGTTTATGGTGTAAAACAAGTAGCCAAGAAGGATTAGGATTAAAAACTTATCAATCAGACTTATTCAATAACTGGATTAGTACAGAATGGATTGATGGAGATAATGGAGTTAATTCAATTACAGCGGTAGACACATCAAGTGGGGAATTTACACTAGACACTTTAAACTTAAGTACAAAAGTATACAACATGTTAAACAGAATCGCGATCAGCGGAGGAAGTTATGACGATTGGTTAGACGCAGTATACACACACGAAAGAACAAAAAGTGTAGAAAACCCAATGTACATGGGAGGATTAATTAAAGAATTAGTATTTCAAGAAGTAGTAAGTACAACAGCAAGTACAATCAATAATGAGGAACAACCATTAGGAACACTAGCAGGTAGGGGTAGACTAAGTGGAAAACAAAAAGGAGGTAAAATTAACGTAAGAGTTAACGAACCAAGCTATATCATGGGAATAGTATCATTAACACCAAGAATTGACTATTCACAAGGTAATAAATGGGACACTAACTTAAAGACAATGGATGATTTCCATAAACCAGCATTAGACGAAATCGGATTCCAAGACTTAATCACAGACCAAATGGCGTGGTGGGATACAAAAATATCAACACAAAATGACGTAGTATATAAAAGTGCAGGTAAACAACCAGCATGGATTAATTACATGACCAATGTAAACGTAGTTAGAGGAAACTTTGCAGAAGAAAGTCAACAAATGTGGATGACATTAAACAGAAGATATGAAAATGATAATAATAGTATCTTAGACTTAACTACATATATTGACCCAAGCAAATTCAATAATATCTTTGCAGATACAAGGCTAGATGCTCAAAACTTTTGGACACAAATTGGAGTGAATATCACAGCAAGAAGAAAAATGTCTGCAAAAGTAATGCCAAACCTATAAAGAGCCAAAGGCGGAGACACACCGAGAGATTGAAATATAGTCGAGCAAAAGCGGGAGGGTAAGGGGATAACAATAAAAAAATTAAAATTATGTATAAAACACCAATAAACACAAAAACATCTATAAAACTTAATCAAAGTTTAGAAGGAGAAACAATAGAACAAAAAGTAGAAAGAGTTACAACAAATAAAGAGCCAATAAAAGACGGAGCGCCTTTAATCTATACAGATAGAAATGAAGGAGTTAAAGCTGGTTATGATATTAGAACAGACAGATTCGAAATAGCAATAGAAGCAATGGACAAAGTCCAAAAAAGTGTAATTGCTAAAAGAGAACAAAGAGCAAAAATGGAAATTGTAAAAGATAGTGGGGAACCCACGTCAGTACAAGCGACAACAGGAACAAACGAGTAATTAAAAAAATTTTAATCAAAGCGGTACGCATGTACTCTTATATATCAAGTATAGGTATCGCTTTTAAAAAAGCGCGAAAAATATGTTACCAGCAATAGCAGCAGCACTAATAGGTGCAGGAGTAAGTGGAGTTGGAATGGCTCTAAAAAATACCCAACGTAAACAAAATCAACAAGACCAAAAAGACTTGATGAACTTACAACAACAAAACCAAATGGGACTAAATAGACAAATGCAACAAATTGAGATGGAAAATTGGGAAAATACCAATTACGATGCTCAAAAAAAGCAAATGGAAAAAGCAGGATTAAACCCAGGGTTAATGTATGGAGGTTCAGGAGGTGGTAGTATGATAATGGATAGTGGAAGCGGTGGAAGTGCAGCAGGAGGACAAGCACAAAGACAAGATATTGACACAAGTGGATTAGGAATGCAAATACAACAAATGGCATTGCTAAAAGCACAAAAAGATAATATAGAAGCAGATACAAACAAAAAAAATGTAGAAGCAAACAAATTACAAGGTGTAGATACTGGAAATGTACAAGCAGAAACAAATGTTAAAAATTTACAAGCTAAAAACTTAGAATTAGAAAACAAACTAAGAAGTGATGGATTAGATTCAGCATTATACCAATTAAAAGCAAATGCAGATAAAGCACAAAGCGAAGCAAGAAGCGCATTAATAAAAGCTAATGTAGATGAAAATACAAAAAATAGCCAAATTAAAAAAATTAACAGCGAAGCAGCAAACGAAGCATTCAAACTAACATTAATGGAAGCAGATAAAAACTTAACAAATGAAAAAGCTAGAGCAATAACGCAAGAACTAGCACAAGAATGGGAAAGATTATCAATAGAACTTGACAAAGTTGGAATTGGAAAAATGGATAATGCAATAAAAGAATTCACAGCAAAAATGAATGCAAGATTAGGAACTCAAAACTTAGAAATGAGAAGAATAGAAGCAGGATTAAATGCAGCAGGAAGCATCCTAAAAAAAGGAACAAATGTAGATGCAAGTGGAACAAGAAGTACAACAATAAACAATTACTAATGTGTTTATATCCGAGATTAATAAAGAACCGTAAATACACGGCAAATAAAAAAAACGGGGGGGAAATTCCTCCCGTTTTAGATTTAAGAACGTTAATGGTGCCAGCAGGATGTGGCAAATGCATGGAATGCAAAAAACAAAAAGCAAGAGAATGGAGCGTAAGACTACAAGAGGAAATAAGACACGACAATAAAGGCAAATTCGTAACACTAACATTTAGTGACGAAAGCATAGTAGAACTAACAAAAGAAATAAAAGGACTAAGCGGGTACGACTTAGATAATGAAATTGCAACACTAGCAACAAGAAGATTCCTTGAAAGGTGGCGTAAAAAATATAAAAAATCAGTAAAACACTGGTTGGTAACAGAATTAGGAGGTAACGGGACAGAAAATATACACTTACATGGTGTAATATGGACAAATGAAGATGCAAAAACAATAAACAAAATATGGAAATACGGATTCACATGGGTAGGAGATAAAAATAACGGGGGATATGTAAATGAAAAAACAATAAACTATATAGTAAAATATATAAATAAAGCAGATAATAAACATAAAGAATACAATAGTAAAATATTAACAAGTGCAGGAATAGGCAAAGGATATCTAGAAAGAGATGATGCAAATAAAAATAAATACGGAGAAAAAACAAAAGAAACATACACAACAAAACAAGGGATAAAATTAGCACTACCAATATATTACAGAAATAAAATATACAACGAAGAAGAAAGAGAAAAATTATGGATAGAAAAACTAGATAAACAAGAAAGATATGTATGCGGAGAAAAAGTAGACATAAGCAAAACAGATGAACACTACAATAAATTAGTAGAATACTATAGAGAAAAAAACAAAAGACTAGGATTCGGTAATAATGAAAAAAATTGGAGCTTAAAAAAATACGAAAACGAAAGAAGAAATCTAAAAACACTAGAAAGAATACAAAGAGCAAATAATAAAAAAAATCGCTAACGCTAGCATTTTAAAATCCAAGGGATAAACCCTTTACTATTTTAAAACGTTAAATAAATGTTAAAATATTAGGAATTATGAAAATAAAAAAACAATATTTGGAAAACGAAATAAAAAAAGCAGAACTAGAATTACAATATTGCTATCAAAAAATATCAGAAAGAAAAGCATACATAAGAATAATAAAAATACTAAAAGAAAAAATATGCGACTAAAAGACGGAAGAAAAGCAAAATTAATGTATGAAACAAAAGACAGATACTGGGTTAAGGTAAATGGAATAACAAGTGCATACAGTAAAGATGGAAAATGGCGTGAAGACAAAATAGATAGTTGTGCAGATATAGACATGAAAACAATAACAAAACAATACAAACTACTATGAAAATAAAAGTACATAACAAAACAGACAATACAGAATTAGAATTCGAAGATATAGAGTCAGCCATAACACAAATAAAAAGAGAACTTAGATGGAATCAGACCGTACTCGAATCAAACACAGGAGTAGAAGTAAAAAGTATAACAATTAAAATAGAATAATATGAAATAAAAAAAATGAATAAAATAACAAAATGGTTTACCACTACAGAGTGGATAGACATAGAAACGGGAGAAATACTCGCGAAGACAAAAATAAAAGATTATTATAAAATCAAAACAACAAAAAAAACAGAAATAAATGGAAACACCGGAAACATTAAATATCAAAACGAATGTAGACCTATTGGACAACACAAACTCTTCTAACGAAGAATTAAAAGAAGTAACAGCAATTGACGAAACACCATTCGCAATAGTAAAAATTAAAGAGGGTTATATCGGAGTAATTGGACAACATAGAATTACAGAAGTATACTTATCTAAAGAAATACTAGAAAAAGAACTAAAAGAATTTAGTTGGAACAGAGTAACACAAGTAATCTGGGCAGTAGTAGAAAAATTTAAATATAACAAAGAAGAATTAAAACAAAGAAAAATTAAAACAATACGAAAATGAGTAAAGTAACACTAGGCGGAGATAGATTAGGATCAGGCAAAAAAGAAAGCGTAGAATTAAAAAACTACGAAAGAAGTACCCATGACTTAGGGTACGTAT